CGAGATGTAGAGAGGTCTCGTGGGCTCGGAGATGTGTATAAGAGACAGTAACAGGACAGCCAATAACGGTTGAGCAGAGAAAAAGAGAAATAAGGGAAGAAGCTTCTAGGAAAGCATGGGAAACTAGGAGAAGAAAAAAAGACCAAGCGGACTATAATCGAATTAAGTCTAACAAAGAATGGCAACAGATGTTTCATGCATCAAAATTAGTATGGGATAAAGTACAGTCCATGATAGCAAACGTGGGTGTTCAACAATCACAGTCAGCAGACTTGTTAAACAATCTTTTAAACTCACAAATTGAAAAGTATGGCGCAGACATTGTTCTGTATTCCATAGCACAAGCAAGTGAGGATTTTTTATCAACTTGTGAAGTTATAATTAAATATCATCCAAGTAGTGCTGTATCAAGGACGGCCGTACAGCATTTATACACGTTAATAAGTGGCAGTTTACCAAGTGATGCAGAACAAGCAGAAATCGATAAAGCATTAGTTGGTGATGAAACGTGGGAAGAAATATGAAAAAGCAAATTAAATATATGGTAGGTGATTTTGAGACTACTGTATATGAAGGCCAGACATTCACAGAAGTGTGGGCTTCAGCAGTTGTCGAGCTAGGCACGGATGATGTTAAAATTCATCATTCAATTAGAGAGACATATAATTATCTATATAACTTAAAGCAGAATATTTGCATATATTATCATAACTTAAAGTTTGACGGTTCGTTTTGGCTATCGTTCTTGCTAACAGATTTGAAGTATGAGCAAAAGTTATATGTAAATCCGAATAATGATAGTGATGTGCACTTTTTAAAAGAAAAAGATTTAACGCCAAAATCTTTTGTGTATTCAATCTCAGACATGGGACAGTGGTATAGTATACATATCAAGACACCATACGCATTGATTGAGATTAGAGATAGCTTGAAGCTTTTGCCGTTTTCAGTTGAACAAATAGGGAAAAGTTTTCAAACAAAGCACCGAAAATTAAATATGGAATATCAAGGCCATAGATATGCAGGTTGTCCAATTACAGCTGAGGAAAAACGCTATATTGCTAATGATGTTCTAGTAGTTAAAGAAGCGTTAGAAATCATGCAGGTGGATGGACACTTAAAACTTACTATCGGCTCGTGCTGTCTCTCTGAATTTAAAGCTACAGTTGACAAACAGGACTATCAAGCATTTTTCCCCGATTTAACACAGTTTAAATTAAACCCACTTGAATATAAATACTCAAACGCTGACGAGTATATAAGACACTCATATAGGGGAGGCTGGTGTTATCTAAAGAAAGGATGTGAAAACAGAATTTACAGTGAGGGTATCACAGCGGATGTTAATAGCTTGTACCCATCTATGATGCATTCAGAAAGTGGAAATTATTACCCCTATGGTCAGCCAGTTTTTTTCAAATGTAAAATTCCACCAAAATGTCTTACAGACCAATATTATTATTTTGTTCGTATTCGCACACGTTTTTACTTGAAAGAAAATAAATTACCATTTATACAGATTAAGGGAAGCTTTTTATATAAGGCTACTGAAATGCTTGAAACATCCGATATAGTTGATAAAGATACGGGAAATGTATGTACATGGTACAAAGATTTTGACGGAAATATTAAAAAAGCTAATGTTGAAATGGTACTTACTCAAACTGATTTTGAACTGTTACAAGAGCATTACGAACTTGTAGATTTTGAGTTATTGGATGGATGTTACTTTAGAACTATAACAGGAATTTTTGACGAGTATATTAACAAGTATAAGAAAATTAAGCAAAATAGTACAGGGGCAAGGCGAACACTAGCAAAACTCTTTTTAAATAACTTATACGGAAAACTCAGTAGTTCGGATATATCCTCTTTTAAAGTGGCAAGAGAGAAGGACGATGGCTCACTAGGTTTTACGACATTTGAAGAACACGAAAAGAAAGTTATGTATATAGCTATAGGCTCAGCTATAACAAGTTATGCTAGAAATTTTACTATTCGAGCCGCACAGCAAAACTACAAATATTTTGTATACGCTGACACAGATAGCATACATTGTTGTACTAACAAGAAAAATATTAAAGGAATAAAAATACATCCATCTAATTTTTGTTGTTGGAAGCTCGAGAGCTTTTGGGATGAAGCGATTTTTGTTCGTCAGAAAACTTATATTGAGCATGTTACGCATGAAGATGAAGAACCAATTAATGAACCATACTATAATGTAAAATGTGCAGGTATGCCCGATAGGTGTAAGAATTTATTTCTTAAATCAATGGAGGGGGTTACGGATGATGAACTAGAGAAATACCCCACAATTCAACAGGAATTTTTGAAAACAAAGAGAACGCTTGCTGATTTTAAACAGGGATTGCAAGTATATGGAAAACTCCGGCCAGTGAGAATAAGGGGTGGTATAGTATTACAGGAGACAACTTATAAAATGAGATAAAATGTAGAAATGCATGGCAACGTGAAACATAACAAAAGAGACAGAATAAATTCTGTCTCTTTAATATATCTATAACGTTAATTCTTAATGCATGGGTAGGCATACACCCAACTACAGAGGTGTGTCTTATATTTCAAAGAGCCTTCCACACCAATGTTACAAAAATAACTAACGCAGATACCATTAATAATATGCTAAAGCCTTGAGAATACACTCTTTACAGTCAAGAGAATAAAATCTAAAACACCCTCTATCGAAGAAGTATCTCATATAGTCAATTAACCAACCATTATTTTTGAGCATCACATAATTAATATTGTGGTCATCTGTTGTAACTGAAATTCTTTGTTTAAAATCTGTATCAACTTTTTTGTCACAGTAAACTATACTTTCCTCTTCAAACATTTTAACGCCATATTCTTCACCCTTATATTTAAGTGTACATAAATACCGGCTCTGACCTTTCATTTTTTCGATGAAGGCATTATTATCATTTAGGTAGACATTCTGTGACGCATAGGCTACATAATTAGATTTGTTAAAAGCTCTATTGAATAGTGAACTTTCTTGTAACTTAGAAGCACTTTCATTATATCCTTGTTCAAGAACAAACCCATCGCCACGTAAAAACTTCACGTCAGATGTGAGTCTGTCAGTAATATCTAATGCCGTGTAATACGGATTTAATAACGTCACAGCGTTTGAAATCATTATAACAGGAACATATCTAATTTGGGAATTATTACCCCTAGCTATTGAAGTATGAATACTTATAAATTTACTAACTTCATCAGCACAATAATGGTTAGTTTCAGACTGAAATTCATCAAGAAGTATTCTTGATACATCACTCAGATAATGAGAATATTTTTTTACTTTGTCTGCACAATTTAGTGCAACGGCGTAACCACAGGATTTCCCATCGTCCTCTTCATCGTATGCACTGCACAGAAATAACTCATACATTTTACTATTGCCGATTTGTACAGCCTTCATTGTATAAGCTGAGAAAAAAAGATTGTGTATATCCTTAAAGAATTTATCTGCAGAGTCCTTTAACTCGTCTTGAAATCTGTACAATAGACAAAATTTCTCATTATATTTTAAAAAGCGATTAACTAAATATCTGTTAAAATATGTTGTTTTTCCTGCATTTCTATTTGATGTTGATATATAAATTTCTGGTACATTTCCATTAATATCTTTCATGCTTAATAGCTTGGTGCCATCATAGTATTTTGTTTCTTTCATTTATCCACTTCCTTTAGTTTATTATAACAAATTATCCACAATTTGTCAAATTAATGTTGATAACTTGTGGATAATATGTTATAATAAGAAAAAGAAAGGAGGGGCACTATTATGGTTAACGACTTATCAACATTAATTTCCACGCTTGGTTTTCCCATAGGAATGTGTCTAATTATGTGTTATTACATTAACAAAATTAATGATGCACATAAGGAAGAGACAGGCAAGTTTGCAGAAGCACTCAACAATAATACAGTCGTGCTTCAAAAACTTTGTGATAAGCTTGACAGTGAGGTGAATGTCAATGACAAGTAGTGATATTGTAACAACGGCAAGAGCGTATCTTGGGAAGCCATACGTGTGGGGCGGAGAGTCTGAGGCCGAGGGCGGATATGATTGTAGTGGTTTTGTATTTTCTGTGCTGAATAAGTGTGGCATGAAAGTACCAAGAACTACAGCTCAAGGCTATTCAGCATTAGGCAAAAAAGTAACAAATATTCAAAGTGCTGATTTACTTTATTTCGGTAAATCAACCAAGAGAATTACTCACATAGCAATTGCTATTAACGGCACACAAATGATTGAATCGATAGGAAACAGTAAAAATACAAAAACAAACAAGGGTAAAGGTGTTTCAATTACTAATATTTCTCACCGAAACGACTTAGTGCTTGTTAAAAGAATTGTTGACTTTAAAAAGGAAAAATTAACAACTATGTCTTTATTGAAAAAAGGTTCTAAAAATAATGATGTTATTGTATTCGAGATACTAATGTCAAAGTTAGGGTATTATACAGGTTCAATTGATACCCAATACGGTAAAGGGTGTGTATCCGCATGTATTAATTTTCAGAAAGACCATAATCTTTTACAGGATGGTGAGTGTGGTAACAATACATGGAAATCACTTCTTAGTGAGGTAATTTAATGTCATGGGTAGTTATTGAAGGTACTAGGAAGTATCTGACACAAGCGCAGATGAAAAATAACGCTGAAGAGTTTAACGCTTATTTTACTGGAAAATACACACTTGAAAGTATATGTGGTATGCTCGGAAATATTCAGAGAGAAAGTACCTTAAACCCCGCGCTAAAAGAAACAGTAAGTATATCTAGTGGTTGGGGTCTTATTCAGTGGACGCCATCCTCAAACCTCACTAACTACGCAAGCGCTCAAGGTAAGGATTGGAAAGATGGCAACTTACAGTGTCAGCTTATTAATGCGGAAGTACTTGAAGGATACGGCGGCCAGTGGATACCCACTAAAAGTTATCCTTATACTGGTTTAGAATTTTCTCAACTAACAAATGTAGAAGAAGCTGTGAAGGCGTACTGCTTTGAAAGAGAGCGAGCAGGTGTTGTAGCACTTGACGAACGAATACAGAACGGTAAGAATTGGTACGAGTATCTTAGTGGTACACCTGTACCGCCCACACCACCTACACCACCTACACCTTCAACAAGAAAGCATATCCCTATTTATATGATGTTACACAGACGTTTTTAAGAAAGGAGAAAGATAATGGCAAAATTATCAAAAGACGAACTTATTGAAAAAGTAAAAAAATATGTCGGAGATAGAACAGATGACGAGACAATTGAAATTATCGAAGATATATCTGACTCAATTGACTCATCTGACGCTGACGAGTGGAAAAAGAAATATGAAGAAAATGACAAAATGTGGAGGGACAAATATATTTCAAGGTTTTTTGGAAAAAATGAAGAGGAAAATGAAGCCCCTACAAACGAGGATGATGATAAGGAATATAAAACATTCGAGGATTTATTTGAAGAGGAGGAAAAATAATGGCAAAAAGAATATCAAGTAGCACTTTAAATGCTACAACACTTGACATTTTAAATGTTATCAGACAAAATGCATCATATGACTATCAGCAGAATGTACCTGTTGCTGATAAAGCGAGTGATATTCCTAAAGTAGGTGAAGTTATTTATGGTACACCCGCTTTTTCAAATCAGTTTATTAATGCTTTAGTAAACAGAATTGCAATAGTTAGAGTACAGAGTGCAACCTTTAATAACCCTTATAGCATTTTGAAAAAAGGATATTTGGAGTTTGGCGAAACCGTAGAGGACATTTTTGTTTCTATTGCTAAAGCTGTAGATTATACACCCGAGAAAGCCAGTGAACGTGAATTTAAGCGTACGTTACCCGATATTAGAAGTGCTTTCCATACAATGAATTGGCGAGTAATGTACCCAGTTACTATACAGGATGAAGATTTGAGACAGGCTTTTCTAAGCGTTGATGGCGTTACGGATTTAATTGCTAAGATTGTAGACACTGTATACACAGCCGCAGAGTATGACGAGTTTTTACTCTTTAAATACCTTTTAATTAAGGCTATTTCACATGGTAAAATGAAGCCAACCGCTATTGAGAGTGACACAGATTTAACTTCATCTGCTGTAGCATTTAGAAGTGCTTCAAATATTTTACCATTTATGAGTAGTGAATACAACGAAGCAAAGGTTAAAACTAACACACCAAAAAGCAGACAGATTATTTTCATGGATGCTAAATTCAATGCACAGTATGACGTTAATGTTTTAGCGAGTGCATTTAATATGGATAAAGCAGACTTCATGGGTAGACTGTTTTTGATTGATAACTGGACTGATTTTGACAACGAGCGTTTTGACATTATCAGAGCAAATTCAGATGGTATTGAGGAAATTACATCCGCAGAACTTACACTGCTAAATAATGTTAAAGCAGTACTTGTAGATGAAAACTGGTTTCAAGTTTATGACAACAATAATAAGTTTACTGAGCAGTATGTAGCTAGTGGGCTTTATTGGAATTATTTTTATCATGTATGGAAAACAGTTTCAAGCTCGCCTTTTGCAAATGCTATTGTTTTTGTAGCTAAGACAGCAGATATTGAATTGCCAGCTTCATTAACTTGCGAGTGTATTAATAAAGATATCTCTGATGAAGCTATTGTTTTAGCTTTTAATGCTGACACAGACGAACCAAAGCTTAATCCGAATAGCGTACATTTTGTACAGACGCAAGCTCTTACAAGTAAGGGAATTGCTGTACAGAAATATGGCGTTGTAATAATTCCTAAGAAGGCACTCGAAGAGGAGATTACTATTGTAGCAGAGATTGAAGGCACAGAATATACTGTGAAAAAAACGCCAAGTGGTATAAATGTGGGCGATACTCTTACATTTACATCAAATGAACAAGTATAAAATAAGTGGTGGGCTAATTCCCATCACTAACCCAAAAATAAAGGATGATGAACAATGTACATAGTACCCGATAGTGAGGTGTACATGCTGAGTGGAATACCACTTTCCACTCAGCAGAAACACACAATTTATTTTTCAGATAAGAAAACACAATCAAGTTATTTTATTAGTAAAGCCAAAAAGCATTTTAATAAAGTAACTTACAATAGAGTTAATAAGGGTAAATGCCGTTTACAAGCTACAGCAGACGCATTATATGACTGCAATTACATGATGTTTCAAAACTCAGCTTTTAGCACACGATGGTTTTATGCATTTGTGACAGGGATTGAGTATATTAACAATGTTACGGCCGAGATAACCTTTCAAATTGATGTTTTGCAGACTTACTGGTTTGACATCGAAAGAAAAGAATGCTTTGTTGAAAGAGAACATTCAGTTAGTGATAAAATTGGTGAGCATATCTTACCCGAAAATGTCGAGTGTGGCGAGTATGTTTACAACGGTAACGCTCAGGTAATCGGACTAGGCTCTTTAAGTACTTGTACCATGGTACTACTTGCCACAACAGGGGGGTATCTATACGATGGCGTTTATAGTGGCTATCAAATAAAAGCCTTTGCTAACACAGAAAAAGGTGGTAATAATCTCACTAATTTTTTAAATCAGTACTTAACTACTCCCGAAAATATATTAGCTCTTTACACATGTCCTACAGATATACTACCTGTTAATGTTACGGACGAAGGAGTTAATATTACATTTACAGGGAACACCAAACCAATAAATGTTACTGGTGTACCAATTAGTAATACTGACACAATAAATGGCTACACACCGCGAAACAAGAAACTATACACTTATCCATTCAATTTTAATGAAGTAAGAAATAATTGCGGACAAACATTAATCCAACGCTATGAATTCTCAGAAAATCTTACACCGTATTATAACATAGTTGGTAACATGACAATGCCAGTACAAGAAGTGCTAAGACTTGACCGATACAAGTCCACAAAAACCACAGGCACAGGCAGAATGGATATGACAGAAACAATCACACTTGACAGCTTCCCTTTATGTTCATGGAATGTGGACGCATTTAACGCCTGGGTTGCTCAAAATGCTGTACCAATTACAATCAACGCTATTCCGTCCGCCGTTCAAACTGCTACAGGAATGATTACTGGACAGTCAAGTAACTCAGCACTGGGTAGTGTGCAAAATATCTTAACAAGTGCTTATACAGCGAGTATCTCCGCTAATGATGTAAAGGGTAATTATGCAACTAATAATGCACTATTCGGTAAAGGACAAGTGTGTTTTGAAGCTCAACGAAAGTCTATCACTGCTGAGTATGCAAAGGCGATAGATAAGTATTTTGATGTGTTTGGCTATGCCTGTCATACAACTAAAATACCTAATGTGTCAAGTAGACCACATTGGAATTATACAAAAACTGTTGATTGTACAATAGTTGGCGGAGCACCTAGTGACGATATAGCCTTGATTGAAAGTTATTTTAACAGTGGAATAACGTTTTGGAAACATCCTAGTGAGGTTGGTAATTATTCGCTTGATAATTCAGTTTAGAAAGGAGGGAGATAAAAATGAGTAACGCAAGAAAAGCAAGACGAAGCAAACAGAGAACGGCTTTTAGTGACAGTGTATTTTATCAACTTTACACGTTTGACCAATACTTAGATTTATTTACAGAAATCGCAATAAGCTCGTTTGAATGGACTGGACTACCTAGTACTGTAGATGCTAGATTTATTGAAGTTGGACTGTACGAAAATAAAGCTATGCTGTATTTTAATGATGATGTTATGGGTAATCTATGCTTGCGTGTTATGCTAGGAGGTCAACTTGACGTTTATAACATACCATTATATAGACGTGCTTATGCTTCTAATGGGTATCAGCGTAACTGTAGTCGGGATGATAGTGTTATTATATGGGATAACATGACCCATTGGTGCTGTAAAGATAAGATGTCAATATATGCTAAGAGACTGGCCGAACTTGACGCATCTATTGACATTAACTGTAAAGCTCAAAGAACACCTATTTTAATTAAAGGCACTGAACAACAACAATTAGCTTTAAAAAATGCTTATATGCAATATGACGGAAATCAACCTGTTATTTTTGGTAATAACGATTTTATGGATGGCGACGGAAGCTCATTTGGTGTATTTACTACTGGTGCACCTTTTGTGGCTGATAAGTTATATGAATTAAAAGTTAATCTATGGAATGAAGCTCTCACTTATCTCGGTGTAACAAACATTAGTATTCAGAAAAAAGAACGAATGATTAAGGACGAAGTGCAAAGGCTTCAAGGCGGTGTAATGGCTAACAGATATTCTAGAGAGTTTGCAAGGCAACAGGCTTGTGAGCAGATTAACAGAATGTTCGGTACTCAGATAAGCTGTCACTTCCGTGATGTATTCAATCAGATTGATGACAGGAAGGAGGATGACGATGAGTAAATATACAACACAGGTTAGATTTATTTGTGAAACAACTGCAAAGCTTACAGACTCGAGTGGATTTAATAACATTGAAGATATACTGGATAGGTCTTGGAACAAGATTTTTAGTGACTTTCCTATTTTTGACGAGCAATATCGAGCAGAACTTTGTAAGAAGATTTTAAGGCATTACTACACAAGAGAGATATGTTGCGAAACTCTAGGAAGATGGAAGTTGTTTTTAAGCGATAAAATGAAAAACATAATGCCTTATTATAATCAGCTTTATCAGAGTGAATTGTTAAAAATCCAACCGTTAGTTAGCGTGGACAGGAGTGTTACACATGAAGGTAGTGGAAGCGAAACCAAAACCACTAACAGAAATGGAACTAATAATAGTAGTTCGAGAACTGACGGAAGTACTGATACTTGGAGCTATTACAGTGATACACCACAGGGCGGTATTAGTGGCCTTGACAGTAACGATTATTTAACAAACGCTACACACAATGTGGGTACGGATGTAACGAGTAGTACGCTAAACGGTAGCACTATTGATAATGAGACAGGAACAGGAAACAGAAGCGACAGCTATATTGACAAAGTTTTAGGTTATGAAGGCAATCAATCAGAAATGCTATTAAAGTTTAGAGAGACATTCCTAAATATTGATATGATGATTATTGACGAGCTTAAAGATTTATTCTTTACAATTTACTAGGAAGGGGTGCATAATATGAGCAACTGTGACAGAGATTTTTTTAGGTTTTGGTGCTACAAGGTTTTACCACTAGTGTATGATGATAGCTTGAGCTATTATGAAATTCTGTGCAAAATGGTAACTTATATTAATAATTTGATAGAAACTGACAAATTGCAAAATGATGAAATTAATAAGCTAAAACAGGAAGTACAGAAAGTACAGAATTGGATTGACAATTTTGACACAAGCTTTGCCGAGAACATTATTGCTAGTTATTTAGCAACAATGATTTTTGTTACGATTAGTGACGAAGGCTATATTATTTATACAATTCCGAGACTTTGGGAGACCATTACTTTCAATACTACAGGGTTAGATATTGAAAATAACATTGGTGTGGGTAACTATGACTATGGCCATTTAGTGTTGAGCTATTAAGAAAGAGAGGTAATTGATATGGAAAAATTAATTAACAGGCAGTACGTGGGCGCTAGATATGTTCCTAAAATTATGGGTGAGTGGAACAAGGCTTTACAATATGAAGCATTAAGCGTGGTTACTTATATGGGTAATAGCTTTACAAGTAAAGTCCCTGTACCGGCAAATATTGATATAAGTAATGAGACTTATTGGGTTAATACTGCCAATTATAACGCACAAGTTGAAGCATATAGAAAAGAAACATCTAAACTCACTAATCAGTTAAACAATGAAATTATGGATAGAAAAAATGCTGATAAAGATAACATTTTATGGATAGGTGACTCTTATAGCGTAAATTACAATCACAAATTACCGAATGGCGTCCGTAATATGTTAAATGCTAAAAATTGGTATGAATATAGTAAAGGTGGTGCAGGTTTTGCAGGAGCTTGGGCTGGTGCAAACTTTAACGATTTAATTGAAGAGGCTAAAAATGATTTGAGTGCTAGTCAAAAAGAAATGATAAAGTATGTATATATTGTTGGTGGTGCTAATGATAGTAATTATACATGGACAAGTCTTAAACCAAAAGTTATTAGTACCGTTAATAACGCTAGAAATAGTTTTCCTAACGCACAAGTTTGTTTTATATTTGCTAGTGCTGCTTTTACTACTTACTCCGATTTGCTTACTAAAACTAAGAATATATCTAACGATAGCATAATGCCTTGCATTTTTGCTATGCCATATTATTATTTAAGTGGCTCACTTTACAACACTGATAATTTACATTATTCAGATGAAGCCACTAATTATATTATAAGCGTTATATCTAATTTAATATGCGGTTCAAGTTATATACCAACTATTACAACTAATCTTTCACAGGCTTGTTTTGAGGGGTGGAAAACTATTAATCAATTACAGGCCACAGCGGTTACTGGTGTATTAAAAATAACGTCGCCATATATGATGTTATCAAAAAATGCTGAAGAGCCTTTTGATGTTGACAAATACGATAATACCTGTCTCTTATACACATCTGACGCTGCCGACGAAGAGGATAGTGTAG